CTACGTAAATGCGATTGTTAGTTGAGGTTACCCAACCACAAAACTCGTCCCATCCTGAAAGCAAACCACCACGCTTACGTGAAATAGTTGTCATTTAAGAATGCGGGTATATGAGGGGGTAAAAGAAAGACGTGATTTATACTCCCTGTAGGTCTTGGTTTAGGGGGAGTAGGAGATAACACAAAAGTCACTCCGTATTATTTATAGTAACAAAAATTTACAAACTTGTCAAGCATGTCTGCTATCTTGATGTGACACTCTCTATTAGGGTGTTTTGTATGTGGATTCACTAGATTTTTTTTCAGTAAAAATTTTATCCTATCATCATCTAGTTGCCATGTTGATAAATGATATCCGATCATGCTTGGTTTATGACCCATATCAATACACAAATTACTCATCAAATCTCTTGATTTTTCGTGTGACATAATCATATTAGGACTATCGTAAGTGTAATTGTGGTGATTGAAAGTATCGAACCAATAATTTTTTACCCCAATCATCTTAAAATAATTATCCCAATGTTGAATTTGAGTAGATAATCTTTTTACCTCCACGTCATGATCATAATAATTCGTTGTCCACTTTAAGTTTCTTTTTTTTGTAAGATGATAAGTTGTATATTTTTTTTCTTTATTACTCCACACATCCATCCTTGCTGTAGAGGTGATGCCCCATAGGACTATGACATTATTATATTTTTTATAGTCATCTGTATTGAAATACTCTTCCGCAAATCTAAATTGTCTTTGATTTGATGAACCACCCTTCGCAAAATTTATATTTACATAATCATGTCTCCTTGATAGTATAGTTCTAAAACAATACTCATCAGTTAAGTCTTTGAAATGCTTCTGGTACAATGAGTCCCTCATCTCATCTGTAGACATCTCAGTGTGCCTCAAGATGTTTGGATCGTACCAACTAAATTTACCTTTAGTCCAACTACATCCGAAGGTAATCAGTGCATTCATAATCTATGTTTTTGGTAGATTGGGATTGAGAACATTTTTTATCACGTAATCTCTGAACGACCAACCCCAGTCCCAGACATGCATCTCATATAATTCTGGTGGTAAATCATCTAGACCAATTGATCTCTTCAATCTTCTGACCCAAAAAGAATTATTTTTATTTGAATCTTTATTGAAAGGAACTCTATTCTCTTTTACAATTTTTACCTTATCTTGAATAGAGTATTTACCATGAGTAGTTTTAATGGTGGTGGGATCGTACCACCAATCACCTTTGTTCAACCAACACTTTGTGTCTGGATCTTTTATTTCATGCCAATCCACCTGATATATGTGATGCTCATCTTGTATCCCTGTTATAGGTCTTATTGTTTTGAACAAGTCATAACACTCTCGCAATACGTCATCGTAAGTATTATTTGTGGTGAAACTACCTGCCTGAGGATGCCTTTTGTTTCTAGCAATCTTTGATTTTGGTGATGTAAGATCAAGACCTATAGTCTCCCAATTATGTATCCTACTCCAGTTTAATTTTGTCAATTGTCTTGCACAATCAAATGATATCTGATCTCGATTAGACCCTATCTTACTATACTTCCACCATAGATCATGAAACTCTGCCATCTCATCATCTATCTGCCTCCATATACATGTCAAAACTGGTGAGCAATATTGTTTAAAATCATAGTCAACTTTACTTAGAGCATCGACAAGTTCAAGCATCTGTTCCTTGCTATTATAGTTGGCACCAAAACCCTCCATAATTTCATTATGAAAAGTAAATCTATGAGGATGCAACATGTGCGTCAGAGGAACCTCTTTCAATATATCTTTAGACAAGTCAACCCATTCTTTAGTATGAACATAACATCCATCTAACCATACCGTCTTAGATCCATATGGAAATAACTTGTGTGGACAAATTTTTGCATAAGAAGATAACCTTCTAGGGTCACCCTCTATTTCATCGTAAACAAAATCAGGTATAGGTCTGAACTCCCAAGGTCCTTTCTTCTCTACATTACCATCTGTATAACAAACATACTTTACCTCTGGATCATAATACATGTCATCAGGTATAGTATCATACCAATTTGTTATACTGGTATAAATTATGATTTGATCTTTCTCTGGGTTATCCCACTCAATCGCATATGAATACACACCTGCATCACCATAGAAAGGTTCACCAGTTATGCGATCTGTACCTGTCCTAAAATATTCTTTCCAATCAAATAAACCTGTAAGTTCTGTGAGTAAATCTGTAAACTCAATTATATCTACCTCCTCTTCGTGGTACACATAATCACCTGTCCTATTATTCCACCACTCACCGTTAGGACTTGCATCAGAAAATTGATTTATAAGGTCTCTTGATGATTCAGTTTCATATTCTACACCACTTAATTGTAATGCTACAGAGCATGCTAATTGATCTCTTACACCACCTCTGTTGTACCACTTCCACCACAATCTATCAAAGTCTTTTGTATTACCATTTCTCCAAATAATAGTGCATAAAGGAGAGAAGTATTTCTCAAAATCAAATGATGTTTCTGATACCTCTGTAGTAAATTTAAGAATGTCATCAGGATCTACCCATCCTTTAGATATATACTCAGCACATTCTTCAAGGTAGGAATGTTTATGAGGGTGACTCATTATAAAAAATTTTTTACGAGATAATATATCTTCACTTATTTCTTTGAATTTATCATTTAGAAGATGAACTTTTGATGCGTCTATGTATACACTTGGTTCGTCAAAAGGACATAATATTTTTTGTTTCCTACTACTTCTAACTGGGTCGCCTAAATCCTCTACATCTGTTATTACTTTTACCCATGATGGTGCCTGTAAATCTTCGATATAATTGTTTGTGTTTATAGTATAGTAAATCATAATACACTGTGCTCTCTCATCAAGAAATCATGGTCATGATACGTTGTATATAGTTTGGGATGAAGACCTGTAATTTTTTTCATCTCCTTCAACAATTCATCTTTCCTATGGTATTGTTGTAGGTCACCTCTCTGTGGATGTTTCCCCCTTCTACCTACCTTATTATAATATCCAAGAGGCACACCTGATTCTTCCCTATTTTCTATTACTGACGGAAGTAATCCTGATTCTTTGAGTGCCATGTCGTATGCAATTTGATCTCGATTACATCCTACAAGCGACCACTTGTACCATGATTCATTGAATAATTTTACATTCGGTGTCAAAGTTCTCCACACTATCGTACCAAGCGGACTACAATATGATTTGAAATTGTATCCAGAATCTTTTAGTTCTTGTGTAAGAGTTATAGCATCGTCAAAAGAAAAGAATGCACATAAAAACCCCTCCAGTATCTCATCATAATATGTAAATCTTGATGGGTGTCTAAGCATTGTAAATGGAAAACACCTTCTACTTTTTTCTATAAAATTTGATGTGTGTTGGTAACAAGCATCAACCCATACTGTATGTGATCCTTCTGGAAAAAATATATGTGGATTTGCTTTGGGATAAAATGATAATCTTCTTGGACAATCTATATCTAAATCTAATTTTATATACTCCCATGGTTCAATGGTAGTGTCAATTGAACCATCATGAAAACAAACATACCTGACATCAGGATGATAATATTCTGATACTAGATTATCATATCCATTTGTGATACAGGTGTACACAATTATATCTTTTGGATCAACATTATAATTCATGTTGAATGATCTTTTTGTGATGGGAAATATCTTACGCATGTCTCGTACGATATCTGTTGATGGTGTATGTAATTTGTATGATTCTTTGTAAGATTTCATCCTACTACTTTTGTTCATATCAATAACAAGATCAACTCTATGTGCTTTCGTGACCAAAAACTCAGCGATAGAACTAGAAACTTGATCTCTGTTTACACCTTCATCATACCACTGTCTCCACACTTTGCACCACTCTATAATTTTTGATGTCAATCTTCTCCATACCACACAATTTATTGTTTGATCATAAAACTTAAGTGGAAAATTAATTGACTTGATACGTTTACACATGTCAATAATTTCATCACTGGTAGAAAATCCATGGTTATATAACTTCTCAAACTCCTCTACCAAAGTTCTCCTGTCAGGGTGTCTTTGTAATATAAAATCATGTTTCTCTAAGAGGGTCTTAGAATATTCAATGAGTTCATTTGATATGCTATACGATGCATCAATCCACACAGTTGAAGCACCTGATTCAAAGTAAAGGTGAGGACAATGTTTTGGATGATAAGATTTTCTTACTGGACATTTCTCATCTATGTCTATCTTTCTATACTCCCAACCCTCTGTGTCTGGTCGATCACCATCATAAAAACAAATAAATTTTACATTAGATTTAGGGGGTGGTGCTAACTTATCATAACCATTTGTTATGGCAGTGTAGAATATCATCCATTCAAATTATCTTTAGGTTGCAATTTACCAGACTGCTCACCCAATATTCTATTTGTCACTTGACCTGGTTCACGAGAGAACCATCCAGTTGCTATGTATTTTGACACATCTCCTGTAAGAAAAGAACCTCTATGTACATGAGTGTATGCTGCTGGCCACAATACTATGGTGCCTTTCTTTGGTTGAAAAGATATTTCTTGATGGAAGAAATCAGTTGCTCCACCATTTTCTAAAGGGATATCATTGAGATAAATCATCCATGTCAAAACTCTATCTCTATACAGGAAACTACCATTTTCTGAATGCCATACATGGTATCCCCCACCAGAATTAGTTTTCTGTATTTTACAAGTCCATGATGATACAGGATCTGATGCATCTAATATCCCTTTCCATTTCTTTGCATAAATTTCAAACGCTCCACCCACTGCTTGATTTACTTCCATTGCAAGAGAGGGATCACAAATCTCCAAGTATAATTGTTGATCTTTTCTACCAAAGTCACCATATTCATTAAACTGTTTGCTTCCATCACCCAATGGAGACACACTAAGTTTTTTACCCTCCACCTCACACACTTTGACTTCTTCTACATGTTTTTTACCGTACCAAAACTCAAATGAATCTATGATAGCATCACAAAATTCCCACTTGACAAAATTATCGAACACACCTATGGCACCATAGTCTCTCATGCCATTATAATCTGGTTGTTTATCCTCAGGTGGAAGCACTACCTTATTCGCAAATGATTGATCATAATTCACTCTTTCAATTGACATTTTGTGACTCCTGTTTGCCTTGGTTTATGTAGACCTGTGGTGGTATTCTACCACAGTATTCATCTAATTGCATCACTTCTTGTATCTTGACATCACCACCATTCTCTCTCCAAAAATCTGTGAGTGCATGGTTACTATTTTTATGAAATATTTCTATGTGTTCTTCATGTATTGCTGAACCCATATCTAATCTATAATTGAACAATGGTGTGGCATATGACTTACCACTGTCAAGAATCAAGTCTTCGGAGACTGCTCTTGGTCTGATATTTTGGTCGATTTTCCATTGCGATCCCCTGCTGTGAAGTTTGAGGAGTTTAGTTGCATGATGACGAGTAATAAGGTAGCAAGCAGCAGAAAAGTCATTGATAAATCT